GCTGAAACTGCTGAACCCCCCCGCGCCCGCACGACTACATCAATACGTTCAGACAAGCACAAATGCGCAGGAGCGACCTCGCGCCCTGCCACCTTGTAGATCAATTTAGCCGAGCTGGGAGGGGGTTTATCGGGTACCAGTTTCCTAAATGCCTTGTTCACGATTAAACCATAACTAGGGAACTTGTCACCAAAAGTGACATCAACGCCAATCGATTCCCCGTTGGGCAATTTAACGAACACTTGCGATACTACGTCGTCATCGCAGACACCGATATCCGTCTCACTCGACACGGGAACGCAGGAGTACCTCTCCCACGGGTGGCAACCATCAGTATTGTCGACAGACACAAGATGGTCGAAAATGGGAGTACTGGCCAATTGCCCCCACGGCCTGTTGTTCAATTCATCAGCAAACAAGTCATGCATCTCCTTAGTATAGCCGTACCTCTCATCTAAGGCTGCCCATACGTCCGGTGTTGGTTCACCCGGAACATCGGCCCGCATCTTCCAAGGCTCATCCTGATCATGCACCACCTCGGCCCCCACAGTATTCTTGAGTACCCAATCGCAATAGAGCTTAAGGGGCGGGTTGTTTTGGACAGTTCCACACAAACTCAACGCGGACATACGCGCGTAAGCTTCTTCAAGGCCCTCACGACTGCGCAAACTGACTCCTATCTTAGCTAGAGTGCGGCCAACTAAAGGAGTGAACGTCCAGCCCACCGAATCTTCCACAAGGAAATGGCTGCAAAACTCCACACGGTGTGGGTCAGTATGGTACTTTGGCTTGGCCTTAAACCCCAAGTAGCCCATCCAAGTTCCCCAATCTACAAGCTCGCCTGAATGGGAACCGACATTATCGTCTCCCTGGGCTGCCATCTTAATATTGGCCATGGCCTGTTCAATGGTATAGTCCCGAACCCGCATGAAAATAAAAAGGTGCAAAAACAGGTTAAGGATGGAATTCATCAAAGACGTATAAGTGTCTCCGGATTTTCTAGTACCAGAGACCTCATAATACCAACCGGTACCCGTATAGCCATG